ATTTTTTGATCGTAGGCGTTAACGTAGTCTGCCAATTCTTGGTAAGAACTTTCAATGTAAGGTTCAAGTTCCACTTCACAGACCTTATTAAGGAACGTGACAATGCCTTCAGTAGTTTTTTCTCTGCCTTTGTATACAGCATCGACCAGATCACCCATATGCAAATAGATAGAATCAGTATCAGAAGCAATGACATAATCTTTACCCTCTGTTTTTAGAATAGTATTCATCTTCTGATTCATTTTGTTCTCTATCCAACGGATAGAAACCTGACCAGATAGTGTAATAGCTTCTGCGTTGGCAAGTTTATAATAGCGAAAATATTGATTACCAATAGCACCATAAGCAGAGTTAAGTGCAATCTTCTTGGACATCTGGACATTGTTACATCTTGCAATTTCTTTCTCAAGTTCCTTAGTTGGTGTCTTCTCATACGCTTTCTTTGCTTTGATCATTCTCTTTTTGAAGATGACACGTTCGTTGTACATCTTCTCCATGAGTTCTGGTAGAAATCCTTTTACATCTTTACGATACATTGCACCATTGGCACATACAGCAAAGTCTTTGTATAGTTCAAAAGTATCTTCTTGAGATAACATTCTATCTACACTAGCACTAGGATGTTTCTTATCTTGTAAAGTCTCAGGTGAAATATTGTATTGCATAATCAAATGCGGATACAGGGAGTTCAAGTCAAAAGATACTACCCAATCATATCTTCCAGGCTTGGGATCTTTTACATATGCACCAGCATACTTATCATCTTTAGAATTACGTTCTTTCTGTGGAATTACAATATTCTTTTTCTTTAGATAATTGTATATGATGGCATCCCATGTACGAACTTGAAAGGCAACATCACTAAAGTTAATCTTGGCATCATAGGCACGAGTACAACATAGGTCAATCAGTTTTAACTTATCCTCAAGACGATCCACCAGTTCAACGTCAACTACGTTATAGTCTACAAACTTCTGCCAGTTCTTTGTATAGAAATCACGGAACGTATCATACTCACTGTGATCTAATTTCTTTTGTCCTAGTTCCATCATGGCAATATGATCCAATCTGAAACTCTCTTGATTAGGAGTTGCTGGAGATTTCTTGTATAGATCCAAATAATCTATAACAGATATGCCTGCAAGATCATAAACAATATTAGGTCTACCCTGTATTGTAATTTCATTACGTCTACAGATACCCCAAGGAGACATTCTCTTGGCAAATTTTTCACCCATGAGTCTGTCTATCCTACCCATTAGATAAGGTATGTCATACATCTCACAGTTCCACCCTGTAATGACCTCAGGCGTGTTCTTTGTCCACCAATCTACAAATCTAGTGATCAATCCTTCTTCACTGTGGCAGTCGATATAAATGTGGTTTTTCTTTTGAGGATTTTTTACATAAGGTCTTGATCCCCAAGTGATAATTCTCTTAGTTGCATAGTCTTGTATTGTAATTAGCAACAACTCTTCTGCAACATTAAAAACATCGGGGAAGCCACTTTCTGCAGCAACCTCGATGTCAATAGTAATTAATTTAATTTTGTTCAGATCAAAATTGATCTCATTCTGAGGATACTCCTCTGAGATATATTGATGCACATATCTCTCATTTCCATATATGTTGAAGTTTTGAACCTGTGAATACTTATCTATAAAATCTCTGCAATCTTTGATTGTGCCTGGTTTGACAGGATCTACTAATTGACCATCAAGAGTTTTCCATTTACTTCTTTTTCTTTTAGATGGCACAAAAAAAGTAGGGCGAAAATCAACCCTCTCTTCAAAATGTTTTCCATTGTCATATCCCCTGACCAACATACTGTTGCCGATCTGGAAAACATTTGTATAGAACTTCATGCTGTAGCTAGTTTCAAATATGAATCCACTAATGATTTGTGTGGTTCAACCAATGTAAGTATTTTATCAGAACATATCATAATTTCAACGTCATCTGTCACATTACTTAAATATGGTGACATTTCTTCTCCCTCTATTTTGTAAGGAGATATCATTTTACAGTTGGGATCACCAATATCTAGAGCAGCTACTTCTTCTATCTGAGTTATTATTAAATCGCCGTTTACTAAAACTAATATTTTAATTTCCTGTTCCATTCATTCTTGCCTCATAAGATTCTTTTACCATTTTCTTAGGTTCTACTATCGCAACAACCCAACTAGGATCAATAGAGATCTTTTTCTCAGCAGATAAAGGCATGTAAGGATAATATTGAACACTGTATTTTGTTTCAGTTTCCTCTTTACCTTCGGTAAGCATTACTGGATCTTCAATCAATTTACAGCAGAAAGGATTTTCAAGAACTATAAAGATAGGTTTATCATTCTCATCTACTAACTCTTTTACATCTGCTATAACTTCTTCGTTAGATTTTAGTAGAACTAGTTTTATTGACATTGCATCTTATATAGTAATAAAGAGGGAGGTTGGATTCCTGTGTACCAACAAACAACGGGCATTACTACAGAAGTAAATACGTTGTTGCCTGAGTCCTACTTGGTTGAGTAGTTCTGCCATTCCTGACAGCGAGCACCACCTCTGACTCATCACCTTAACCAGCGGTTGCCAGTAAGTTTATTCAGTCACTCCCATGTTGCGTCCAACAAATATATTATGGCATAAAAAAGGGGGTTTGTCAACCCCCTGTGTATTATTGAAAAAGTATCTTGATGTTACACCACTTGGCGTAATGAATTCCTCGGTAGCAGAGAAGTGCAAACACCTCATCTGGATCGTGGATTTCTGGATCAAATTCTGGCACTATTGGATGTGCCAATGTAAACTTGATGTTTAGCATTTGTCTTTACCTCCTGTAACATATTTATGTTCGGAGATCCTAACAATAGGTATAATGCACTACAATCTTAATACTTTTTACATATAATCTTTCCTTGCATGATGCTCTGGAACTACTTTACCCAACTTAACGGTAAGAAGTCCATCTTTGAATTGAACCTCTCGGACTTCAATATCTTCTGATAAAGCCCACGCTCTTGAGAAAGATCTCTTAGCCAATCCTTTATGGACATACTCGGATTGCCCCTCCTTTTCCTCTTTCTTTCCCTCAACGATAAGTCTTCCGTACTCGGTGTATACATGGATCTCCTTTTTACTAAAGCCAGCAAGTGCGATCTCCAATAGAGAGTCAACATTATTTAGCTGTATATGATTATATGGAGGATAGTTTGAAGATGTATCGTAATTGAAGAACTGTTGGAAGTAGTCGTCCATACCAACGCTGTTCTTTACGATCTTATCCATCAATGAATCAAGATCCTGTGTATAAAATTTTTGAATGTTTCCCATAATAGGTCTCCTTTAATAAGCGAGTGTTAATTTTGTCCCTTTCGGCGACACTATTATTTAACCACAAAACACAAAAAAAGGGGGTCGTATAAACCCCCATAAACCTTGATGATTACCGTCAATCTGCCTTGACAAAAGCACTCGGAGACGTTTGTACCACTTTCTTTTTCTTGCCTATATTATACTTAGTTTCAAGAGTCCAATCGCCTTTATCTTTGTAAGAGAGAACCTTTATCTGGTTCAATGGAGCAACGTCCTGTATCTGATCCATGTTCATAATAGTGATCAATCCCCAATCAGATAGGAGAGTGATGATTCTATTTCGACGTTGAACATCATTGATAGAAAGATTAGCAGACTTTCCATCCAATGCAAACAATTCTTTAAAATGAACTATGTAATATCTACCTTGCTTATGAAGAATGTGGCATGATTGATATATCTTCTTTTCTTTTCTAGAAGCTACACCAATTCTAGTGAGAGTTTCTCTTACTTTCAAGAAATCATCTGGTTCATTCAATGTGACTTCGATCATTTGATCCTGTGACCAAGCAATCTCAGGTTCTACAAACCCACTCATGTTCTACCTCCAACGTCAATTTTCGATTTAATGTAATCCAACTGCTCTTTACTAAGAATCTTCAATGCTTGGATTGCTTTCTCATTACTATAACCATAGTATGATTTGACAACATCAAGGTTCTTGATCTTATCTTTTCGGAGCCACGGAGAGAATCTCTTCTTTTTCCTGATACTATTTAGATAAAACTGATATTGAAGGTCTTTGGCCAAGTGTGCATTTAAGTTCATTTCATTAGCAAACATGATGCAATCAAGATGTGCAGACATACATTTATTGATAATGAATGGAGCATACTTCTTAATTAACTGAGGATCTTCTAATGTAATATCCTGTTTGTTTAGGTTGATAGAGTTCAACCAATCTTTTAAATCTGCCATATCACCTAATAATATCTATCTCATCTGGATTAGTGTTCCAAGTCTCCAACTTAGTTCTCAATCTTCCTTCATCTTTGAGTTTAGTATATCTCTTTGCAGCCATCTTTTTCCAATGACCAATTATCTGGTCTACTTCAAATCTATCGTAGTTCTCTGCCTTGATTAAATTATCCTGTTCACCCAGAATAACCTCCCTAGAGTTACTGAATCCATAGGTAGACATGTAGAATCTTTTTTGTTGTGTTAGATTCTTAGCGGAAAGTATGGCATCATTAAACTTTTGTAGTTTCTCAGCATCATTCAAACACTTTTTAATAATCGAGATCATCTTTGTCTGAATCTTTAACTTTCTACTAGAAGCATCTTCTTTTACTAGAAGTTTGTCATTGTTTCTAGCAGTAAACCACTTATTCAATTCTTTGAATATAGAGTCATGTATCAGAGGAGTAAAATCACTGATAGTTAATCCTTTGTATCTCAGGTATGGTTTGAGTCCATCATACTGAGATGATGATTTTGTTGTTCCATACAATGATGTAGTTTCAAACAAGCAAATATCTGCATTGTATTTCTTATTCAAAGTCTCTCTAGCAAGATGAGAACAACATAACATTGCCAAAAGTTTACCACCCAGATAGTTGAATCCAAATGGTTGAGTAGGAACAATAATGAATCCCATGATGGCGTGTCTATTGAACCTAGACAATTCTGGTACATTACCTAACCAATCATTTCTAGGTTTAGAATTTATAGTAGGAGATCCAAATCTACAGAATCCAATAGTCTTATCTGTGGTGGTCTCTTTTACAATCCACTTTAGAGCTTTTCCTGGCACAGATTTCTCTATAGCATGTGATGTAGTAATCTCTAATCTTTCATTAAAGTATTCATTACTAAATCCATTCTTCTCTCCAGCGGGAAAGATTTTGATCTGCATATCGTCAGGGTGCATATCAAAATCAGTGAATAGATCATCCTCAGGCCCCATACCAAATAAAGGCACAGGTAATTGAGCCATACGATCTAGTTTTACATTACGAAGGTATTCATCAATTCTTCCAGTATTAGAGAAATAATTAATGAACTTATCTGCCGCGTAGGCAGCATCAATTTCACTGAGGATCATTGGATTATTGGCATCCCCCACATTTCTTCCATAGGTTCCATCTTTCTTGGATCTAATCCAGGCCCTGTGTGGGGTATGGTTATGATATCAATGGTTTCTTCAAACCATCTATTCATTGATTCTGCCATTGCACGGTATCCAGTACCGACATAGACTTGTCCAGCAACAACAGCGATGGTTGCTGCACCCCAGAAAAGATAGT